ACCTACAGTAAGAGCAGGGCCGCCTAAAGGTATTGTTACTAAATTAATTGGATCAAAAATAGCTGCTCCTATCTGTGACCAAAAACTAGAATTTTCTAAAATTTCCCTGCGTTTAATATTTTCGTCAATACCTCTTTTTAAAGACTTCATATGATCTGCGTTTTTTGCATAAAGCAAAGAAGAACCGTATTGCTCATAACCCTTTAAATCATCTTTAGGGGAATAACTTAAATCAACACTATCATCTCCAAATTTTTTATTATTTACAAGATATTCAATTAATGGATCATATGTATAGCCAAGAGATGCGCCAACTGTAGACAAAAAAGGAACATTAGGATCAGATAATTCTGGCCCTAAATTTAACTGATTTCTATATGGTGTTAATTTATAAACCATTTATTAATTCTCAAAAGGAGCAGGACTCGCCCAAGGAGCAGAGTGCATTGATAAATTAGAAGAATTTTTTGCTCTTTCTGCTAAATTTTTTCTATACATTATTGAATCTTCTAATTCTTCTAAAGTGTAACCAGATTCTGTATTTGCTTTATTACTTAAAAATTTGATAATATAATCATCTCTATTACTAATTGCAAGATGATCTCCATTAGGCATCCTTACTGGTTTGCTTAACTTACCTTCTTCTGTTGTTTCATAAAGAGCGTGTATTACTAATTGATCTGAGCTTGGAATAGGCACTGCTACAACTCTTATAGCCTTAGCATTATATTTTGAAACTTTGTCATTAAAAAATTTTATAGCTATATTTTTAGGATCAAATCCTTTTTGAAAAGCTTCATCAACGCTCTTATTGTAATCTAATAAAAGTGCTTGAGAAGTAACGCCAACCATAAAAGCAGAAAAAGGTTCAAGAAAATTAGCTACTTTACCAACAACACCTTGATCTTTTTCAAAAATGTAATGGGGATTAATTGCAGCTAATTGTGTATTAAGATGATCCATAACTAATGGTTCTAATCCTTGAACTTTTCCATAAGTAGAAGCAAAAGAACTTCTTGATCTATTTACATTTTGATTTCCAGGATCTAAAACTAAACCCTCTGTATCTCCATATGATTCTTTATATCTTTCTTCTATTTTATCTTTTATTTCACTCATAGGCATCCCACTTAAATATAAATGTTTTACATAAGGAGAAAAATCTTCTATTGCTTGACCATCTTTTGCTAAATCATCATTAATACTTCCAAAAAAATCTCTTAAAGTTTCATGACCATAAGCATCCATAAAAATATCAAACCTAGAATTAAAATCTTTTGTATGAATTTCAGAAGCATTTATTAAAAATTCTAATGCGTTTTCACTTCCTTCTTCTTTTGTAATAAGAAAAGCTGTTTTTAATGCGCTATAAGTTTCTTTGTTTAATATTTTATCTAATAAATTATGAGGTTGATTTGTTTCTGGATGTAGTCTTTCCATTAAAGTACCTGCTAATGCAACAATAGCACTAGCTTGCTCTTTTCTTACTGCACCTCTTGCTGCTTTATTAAAAATTATTTCTACTTTTTTAGGAATTGTATTAAGTTCCATAGAAGTAATTAATCCTGCAAATAATCTTGGATTATTTTGCATTAAATTAGGATCATATAAATTTTCTTCTAATGTTAATTTTGTAGTTGTATCTTGAATATCAATAGCAAATGGCTCTGTAGATTCTGAAAGTATATGAGGGTCTATAAGGTTAGCTTGCGCTGTTGCTTTCATTATTTCGTTATTTGTACTACCTCCTTCATAAAGTATGTTTCTATTATTTATAGCAGTTTGTGCAGAAGATTGAGCTACTTCTATTTGATTTAATCTACTATTTATTCCAACAATAGTTGGTAATAATTCACTTTTTGTAATACCGTTTTTTTCTACATCTTCTATAATTTCTTTTATTCTAGGCATAGAATTTAAAGCATTAGGGTTTGTATTATCAAGATAACTTAATGCAGCCCTTGTTTCGTTAGTATTTTTAAATCCTATTTGACCTAAAGCTTCTTTAGAAATAGTTAATGTTAACCTTCTTATTAAAGCATTAGCACGTTCAAAATCCATTTTTGAATACATTCCATCAGGATTATTTAATTCATTAATTAAAGAATTATAAAGCCTTTCATTTTCTTCATAGCTATTTAAAGATAATGTTTCTCTTAATTCGTTTTCTTGTGTAAGAGCAGCTTGCGTGTGATTTTTTATTTTTTGTATATTTTCTGTTGCATATTGTCTTGCTAAATCACTAAACAAACCATCAAAACCAACAGTTTTTATTTTATTTCTGTTAATAAAATCTACTGTAACTTTTCCTTTAGAAGAAAGTTTTGCTATAAATCTTGGCTCTCCTTTTAAAGCTAATTTTATTTCATTTATACTTATATCTTCTGTAATTGCTAAATCAAATATAGCCTGTTTTAAAACAGTATTTTTTATTGTTTCTTTTTGTTCTTGTATTAATCCTATTTCTTTAATTATATTTGGATCATCATTAGCCATATTTGCTTGAATTAATGTTTTAGCCTGATCATCTAATTTTTTTAATTCAGTTTCAATTTTTCCATTTTTAGTTAAATCTACTGTTCTATTAAAAAATGATTGTTCTATTTCATTTTCTTTAGCAATTTGTTGTGATCCAAATTCGTAAACATTTAATATCATTTGCGTTTCTTGTTTAGCTTGAGATTCCGCATTTAATATTTGGATATTTTTTCCTATATCGTTTCCAATATTACTAAGAATAGCTCTGTCACCACTAGTTGTTGCTATTAATTGTGTAAGTATTTTTCTTGCATCTTGATACTTATCATTATTTAAAGCGTTATAATCACCAGTAGTTAAGGCAACAGAAAGAGCATTTCTTTGATCGTCACCGCCAACTAATGGAATAATAGTATTGTCTCTAAGCATTTCTTGCGCCTGATAAAGGCCAAGAGTTGCTAGAAATTTATCTTCAAATTTTTCTGCGCTACCTACTGGTAAAATATTAGCGGCCTCAGCATCTTCTATTTCAGCAATTAATTCATCAGCTTGTGTTCCTACAAAATTTAAAGCTAAGTCTTTGTTAAAATTTACAAAGTTATTATAAAATTCTTCATTTAAAAAAGTATCAATTTTATTTTCAATATTTAAAGCAAGCTCTTGATTATTTTTTTCTATTGCATTTGCTTGAATATTTAATTCGGTAGCTCTTGTTATTGCTACTCCACCAACTTTAACAGTCTCTTTCCATTTGCCTTGAGCGTTTGCGTGCATATCAGCAACATACCTAGACATTTCTTCTCGAAACAATTCTGGTTCAAACTTATATTTTAATTGAAGTTCTTGAGCTTTTATTTTTAACTCATTTTCTATAGAAGCTCCAAATCTTTTTTCTACAACGCGCTTATAAGCATCTCTAGCAATTATACCTCCACTAAACATTTTAGGATCTAATGCTCTTGGCTTGCCAGTTTCAGCATCAAACGCAATTATTTCTGATTGCTCAACAGCCATAGCTGCATCAAGACCAGATTGCTCTGCTTGTTTAGCACCTTCTTTTAAAGCTATTTCATTCAACCTGCCAGCAGTATTGGCAACAGCTTCCCACATTTGAGTTTCACCAGTCTCAAATCTAGTTACTCCTATTGGTTGATTTATATAGGATCTTTTTTGTTTAGTTACTGCCATATTAATATACCTTGCCAGTTGGATAACTTATTGGCGCTGGAGTAGAAGCAGGCCATATATTTGCCATATTATAAATACCAGTAAGAGCAGTCCCCATCATATTAGCATACCCCGCACTTAAAGCGTTAGCACCTCTTTCTCTCGCTAATCCAGCTTGTACAGTTCTTGTTCTTGATTGATAATCAGCTTGTAAAGCTATAGCATTTAAATCCTCACCAACAGTAACGGCATTAGCTTCTTGGAAAGCTTGTATTGATGCACTATCTACATCAACACCACTTGCAGAAAACACAGCTAAATTAGATTTTTCAGCAGAAATGTATTCAGCTACACGCGCATTTTGGTTTTGCATAGCTTGTACTTTACCCATTTCTCTATCAATTTCTATTTGCTTTGCCTGCCTATCTTGAGCTTTTTTTTGAGCTTGCGCTTGTTTTTGTTGTGCATCCATTTGAATTAATGTACCTGCACCACTTGCAATCATAGGTAAAACTTGCCAACACATTAGAATACTAACTCCGCTATAAGACCATTAACCTGCATTGGTAATGGTGCTGATTGACTTATTGTGACTTGTGGGTCACGATTATAACCAAGTAACCTAAATTCTTTCTTCCCTGTGACTGGTGCTTGTTGCAAAGAAAGATCATCTGTTACCTGTCTAATTAAAAGATTTGTTCCGTTTACACTTACAGATAGAGTAGTGTTTAAGTCAACAACTACACTTGCTAAACTTCTTGGTTCACCTGTAACTGGGCCACTTTGTGAAACAATATCTAATGGATTTGTTTTTAAATTAACATCAAACTTTAAACCTATTTCAGCTACAGAAGTAGTCTCCACAGCAGAAACATCTACATTCCCACCAGCTACAGTAAACTGTCCAAGATAGTTTGTACCGTTTATAACATCAACGACTGCACCATTTGCGTATGTAGCAGACACATCAAAGACACCTGCGCTACCAGTATAAACTTTAGCAACATCAGTATTAAGTGCAGCTTGAAATTCACAAAGAAATATTTGGTGTGTACCAGCACCAGTATTAATAATTACATTAGCAAACACTCTATCATCTATAGTTACAGTAGAAGAAAATCTTCCCTGGCAAGTAAACTCTGTCCACCCTGCACGTTTTTCATTTCTGTTAGAATTAAATACTGCAAGAGTGCCATCGTTATTCAAAACAAATATATAACTTTCAGTTCTATCTATTGCTCCATAAAGTATATTCATTTCCTTTGGTGCTTTAATAAGATGTGCAGAGAGTGCCGATACTGATCCTGCTGAGTAAGCTAATTCAGAATCAGTAAATAAATATTCTCTAACAATAGCACCACCTTTTTGCACAAACACAGTAGCACCATCTATAACTTGTGGCCTTACAAAATCACTACCAAATGGCGTTTGTCTTTTTACAGTTGTTGTTGTTGGCGTTAATGGTTTGTTTTGAAATGAAGGTATAAACATTTCAGATGTAGCAGTAAATATTTGTAAATCACGATTAGATACTAAATGTCTAATTTGGTTAATCTCACCAATACTTGCTGTAATTTGTATTGAATCATTATCTTCTGCTGTACCAACGTCAAAGTTATAATACTGAGCAGACTTACTCATAAATATAGAATCTGGTTGCGATATAGTTCCTGCAAATATTAATCTGTTTTCATGAAAAGCAACAGCAGCAGGATACCCCCTTAATGCAGAGAATGATTGCTCTGACCAGTTTTGAGAAGCAGCGTGTGTTGTCATTACTGGCGCACCGCCACCATCTACACTTGCATTTGCGGAACCACCTGCATCAAAAGTATAATGATTATCATCAACAATAGAAGTAACTGTTCTTGAACCATTAAGATTACTAGAAGCTATATTACCAACAGCCGCAGCTTTAGAAACAACAAGAACATCACCAACTGCTAACCCATGTTTAACGTGAGTAACAATAACTTCAGCAGAACCATCTGTTGTTCTAAAAGCATTTACATCTAAAGTTTGTGATAAAGCATCAAGTACAGTACCAGTAGCTTGTGTATTAGATTGAACAGAAGTAATTTCTATTTCTGCTCCATGATACCTAATAGTTACACCAACGTGCAAAGAACTTGGATAATTACCACCTGATTGACTTCCTGTTGTATCCCAATAAGCAACACTTGTTGTTAAAGTCACACCGCTTCCACTTGTTGCAGAAGGATTAAGTGTAACACCTAAAGACTGAAAAGAAAAATAAGGTTGATAAATTAATTTTGAATCTGACTTAACATCAAACGCAAACACTTCTATTTGAAATGTTGTAAGGCTTGTTCTAACAAGTTGTCTTGGCATAAACAGTGGATGACAGATAAACATAACATCACCTGCTTGAGCAAAGGTATACTCATGCAAGTAAGTATCAGAAAATGGCAAAGCAGCACTATCAGTATCAGCAGTTATTGTAGCGACTAAAGATACTGCTCCAGTTGTTGGGCTTATTTGAAAACATCTTACCTTAGCATTTTCTAAAGATATTATATATCGTTCATCATCAGAAAATATAAAAGGTAATAATCTTGATTGTACTTTTGAGCCACCCGAAAAGTTTGTTACAGTTAGTCTTGTTGCGTCTGTGCTTTCTGTGGCTAAATAAGTACCGCCATTAGGTTTATCCCTTGTTACTGTGACAACAGCAGCACCAGGATTAGCTACTGTAAATCCATTAATAGCATTAATTGCGGTATAAAGATTGTCTGCTGTTGTGTTGTTTGATTCATTGGGTCTAAAATAATGTATATTATTTACAGCAGCAGAAGGTGCGCTACCGCTTATTGCTTGGGCTTCTAGTATGTATAAATTGCCATCTGCATCATAAAACTTAAGTTGTGTTCCTACTGCTATATTAGCATAGTCAGATACAGTAATAGTAAATGTAGTTCTCTCTACAGTAATGTCATATTCATAAATATTCTCTAGTCCCGGTCTTTTAATTACACCGCCTTCTGCCCTAAGAAATAGATTTTCTACTCTTTGAGCGGAAGCTGTATAAACATCAGAATCAGTTCTTGAATATAGGGAAGGGCTTACTTCTCCAAATTGGAAGTTAGTAATAGGTACTCGTACTTTTTGCATCAACTACGCCTTTGAGTTATAAACCTCGATGTATTTAGAGTACGATTTGTTTGTTGCTGTGAATCTAAGCCTCTTGCCTTAGCCATAGCCATCACACCTTTTTGTTCCATAAGTTGAGATAAACTTGCATCTCTTGCTAAAGCTACTGCAAACACACTAGCTAGAGCGTACTCTACAGCCAACACAAAATAGGAAGGCCAAAATTCTTCATCAACTCTAAACGTATAATCTAGTATTAATTCATCGCTAGAGTCTGCATCACAAAATATTTTATTACCATATGATTGATACAATATTGGATAATCATTTACTGTTACCGCATGAACCATAAGTGAATCACTTGGTATTTGATAAGCTGAATCATATCTGCCAGTAGGTGCGTCAGATAGTTTATTTAATACAGCTTGGTTTGTTGCAAATCTCCACCTAGTATTTACAAGTGAAGCTCTAGCAACATCTTCATACATATTAGAAGCAACAAGTGCTTCATTGTTTCCGTCATCAAACGAAGTAATAGGCTCTGCGCCTATCAATATTAAAGCCCTGCTAGATACATCTACAGGGGAATCTGCTGAAGTGCTTATTACTGCCATATATATAAATGGGGGGCTATTAACCCCCCACTCCTTTATTAATCGCCATCTGTTTCAACGACAATAGTGCCGTCTGAAACATCTACTACAGAGCCAGTGTTCGAAAGAACATTAACAAAGTGAGTTGTTGGCGTGTTTGTATCGCAAACAATCATCAAGTCACGAACAGCAAGCATATTTGCTGCATCGTTAAAGTAACCTGCTGTGTTTACGGTAGCAATCGCATCCGCACTTGTGTAGAACCACAAGTTTGCATTTGATGCACCACCAATGCGAGTTAGTCCGCTTGCGCTATAAGCCATAATTAAACTCCTCTCTATGAGTTATTGTCAAGGACTTCATAAACGCCAGCGTCGTTAATTACGACAGCGCCCATGGACATCATTGAAGTTGCGAGGTGAGAAACTTTCTCAGGCACATAGTTGACCTCAGTAGAAACATCAGAGTTTATACCAAGTCCAATTGCAGATTGATGGTAAGCAATGTTTTTACCAGCAGTAACCGCAGACGTTGAGAAAACTTTCATTCCTAAAAATTCTTTCATTGTCATGCCACCTGCAAACGGAAGGTTTTTATCGCCAACGTAATCAGAAGAAGCAAACTCTTCAATTAAGAATAAGTCAGCAAAGCCTTTAGGGTGCATTGCTAAATATCTCTGACCATCCTCAGGAACATCATTTGTACCTAAAGTTTCAAACAATGATATAAGATCAGCTTTTGCAAGAGCAGAACCAGTATCATGTATTTGAGTTGAGCTTGCACCTGCATCCATTGCTGCGTACAGAATGGCATCAGTCTTACGACCTAGTGCAGCAGCAGCAGATTGTGCTACAGCTTGACGCTCGTTGATGTTGACTTTTAACTCATCCAACTTGTCGATGTATTCAGCAGCATAGTAGTCTGCCATTGTAGCTTCGACTGTGGTGTGAGCTAGTTCCATTGGTGTAACATTACCGTTGCGTGATTTTGTTGACGCTTCGGCACTACCAATCTTTTGGAATCTGACCACACTTCCAGTAACGTTAGAAGTACGAACAGTATTCCGCAGCTTTGAACCCATACGTTGATACGCTAGATGCACATCAGATTCAAACTGCTTAATAAAGGCTGTATCTATTGTATTAGCCATTTTATCAGTTCCTTATTTAAGTTGCATTTAAAGTATCTTGAGTGTCCGCTCTGTCATATCAATGCAGGTGTCCTTACGGGCTGCTCAATGAATTACGGGTCTTGATGGAAAAGCGTAAACATTCTTTCTACGTTGATTGCAACGCACAAAATGAGCCATATTAAAACCATGCTCATTGCAATACATTTCTGTAAGATCAAAACCTAACCAACCTAACCATTGAAGCATCTTATGATTACCCTCCCAAGTGTCTACAATAATTTCATGGTAGTGGGTGTGTAGGTAATCAATTAATTTAGGAGATGCTTTAACAAAAGAAAACCAATTGTCTTTCATTTTTTCAGAAAACACTGTCCACATTACTGCTTGCTGGTGTGTAATACCTGTTATACCTACAATAGCTAGAGGCTCTTTACTATTCTCTATAGCAAAAACATCAGGTGTTTCTGAGTATTGAATAAGAGTTTTCATTAAATCAACTTTATATACAGCTTCAGCTTCAAATAAATTTTCTGTACTCATTGTGCTATACATAGGAATAATATGGCGTTTTTGCATGGGAACCATTTGTAGGCTCCCATGACTTATAAGAACTTTATCCATATAACTTTTTGAAACCATCATCTACTTGCTTAACAAAGTGAGGATCGCGTCTTGTTGCATTCCAATATCTTTCATCTTGCATCATAGCTTGAAGGTCTGCTTCTCCAAATGTAGCAACAGGAGAAGATTCAGCAGATATTTGAGTATCTTTATTTTGTGACATAATATGCTCGATAAGCATAATGCCCTCTGCTGTTTCACCTAATCTTTCTACAGCACCGCTCAATTCATCTGGAAAGTATTTATTCGCAAACATACTAACAGCTTCTATTCTTGTGTTAGCATTATCTCCTAGTTTTTCTTGTTCTGCCGCTAAATCATTCTTAGGCATTGCCGCATCAATAGCTTTAGCGTACATTTCTATGCCTTCTTTAAATTGATCTTGACCAAAACCATTATTAAAAGCGTGTTCAGACCACCAACTAAGAAGTTCATTATCTGTTGCTGATTCTGAATCTATAATGTCAGGCAGCTCATAACCACCTTTAGTTTCTGGGCGGTTAATAAATCTTTCTGCATCATGTTCTTTTATAATGTCATCACGTTTAGCACCAAGCTTAGATTCTAATTCGCTATATGATTTAGCTAATTCAGCAGGGTCATTAAACTTTTCTGGTAGCCACTCAGGTCTTTCTGGTGCAACTTCTTCTGGTGTTTCTTGTATAAGTGTTTCTGCTTCTTCAGCCATTTGATTTTATCCTGTGTGCATGATTAATTCTAGTTTCTAAAAGACCAATAACAAATCGTTGCCCTTCTATATGGCGTAACTCTTCAGTACTCACATTAGGACCGTGAACTAAATCAATAGTTATAGCTCTTAAATATCTAAGAACTTCTTTGCCAGTATCAGAACTAAATAACTGCGCCACGTTTTGGCTTATTTGTTCGTCTGCTTCTTTTGATCTTTGGTAGCCGTCTACCCCAACATTAATTTGCTTAGTTTGTTTTTTATTGCTCAACTACTTGCTCCTGTTGTTGCGGCTCCCCTTGCATCATTTGTTGCTGTTGAGCCATTTGTTGTGCCATCGCAACTAACTGCTTACGCTCATTCTCGTCGCGAATCAAGGTATCTGGTACACCAAATTTCTTAGCAAGGAAAGCGGCAGTTTCTTCAGAGTTAACAAGAAGCTGCATCATCTCAGGGCCAAACCTACCTTGGATAAGCTCTAAGAACCTAGCAACAGAAGTAATATCTTGGTTAGCTTGCGCTTGTGCTAGTGGAGAAACAGACTTAATTTTTACTTCTCTGCCGTTAACAGTAGGTAAATCTATTCTTCCTTGTTTCTTAAGTATATAAATAACTCTTTGCAATACTGGTTGAACCAACTCTGCTTGCAATCTACCAAATGCAGAGCCAATTCTTCTTGATAAATCAGCCATACGCTCTGCAACCTCAGTAGCAGATGCAGGGGTTCTATCTGGATTGCCCAACATATCGTTATACAATGCACGTTTAATATTTAACCTCATGTCACCAAGAACAAGTTGCGCTACATCAAATCCACCTGCTGCTTGTATCGGTTGTAATCCTGCTGATCCAATAGCTTTTGGTATAATAGATCCTGGAACAAGCTGTATTGTATCTGGGTTAACAACACCATCATCATCCATTTGATATATACCAGAGATAGACATCTGTGCGTTCTCAAGTATTAACTCTATTGTTAGGTTAGTTGTTTTAATTGCAGAAAGCGCATTCATTAATGGCCCACGCCCATACACTTCACCTGCACATTTAGACCAACGGAAACAAATGAATGGATTAGAACCTACACCTGACATTTGTTTGAAATAAATTATAGACTGTGTAGTCATACAAAAAGCATAGCTAAGATACGCTTCTTCATTTATTTTAGAATAATCACGACATATTAATTCAAGAACTGTTGTTGTGTTATTAGTTCCACTTTGCATCATGTTTTGTATTTTATCATTTAATATAGCGTCAGGATATAATATCTGTAGCTGATCAAATCTAATATTTTTTCTTTCTCTAAACACATGATCAATACGATCATCAGGACCAGTATCAAGTATTACATGAGGAAGTGGTATTGCAGAAAACCTAATAGGGTTTAGCGCATCACCTTCTTCCGCAGCCAAGACGCCAGTCCCGACAGCCAAGTCCATAAAAGACTCATGCACTTCTTGGGAAAAGTTAGAATTTTGGAGAATCTCAAAAACATATTCAGTTACCTCATCTAGTTCATTGTTAACAAAATCTCGTTCTGCTTTAGGAACTTCAGAACCAGACGTCAAATCAGCCCACCTAGCAAAGTTAGGAACAAGACCTGATTGTAATCTTGATGCAAACTCCTGTACCCCTACAACAGCAGTCTCATCAAATATCTTATCATCTCTGCGTTGACCTATTGTCTCATTATAAAAAGATTCTCGTTGAGGTAACGCATATTCGTAACACTCTTCAAACAGTGGTACAAAATTTTCTCTCTTAGCCTTGGCTCTTTCATACTGCTCAAGGTATTTTTTTGCAATCGGATCTTCTATCATGTTTTATCCTATGTAAAGAATCTACTGTAATACCCAATACCGCCACCAGACTTACCAGTAATAAGTGATCTTCTGCCTCTAGCTCTACTTCTTTTCTTTGAAAGGCCAGAAATTAACTCTCTTTGTTCTTGTTTTCGTTTTTTAATTAATGAACCCTCTGGTGTATCAGCTACCATTTCTTTAGCTGCTGGTGCCTTTGGTAATGGTTCCTCAACAGAAACTTTAGTTTCTTCTTGCCTTCTTTTTGCAGGCGCCTCTGGCTCCATAGTAGAAACTGGTGCTGTTACTGTAGCTATTTTTTCTTCCATAGCTTTTTCTTTAGCTTCAGCAGTTTTTTGCGCTTCAGACTTTGCAGCTTCTTCTATTTCTTTTTCTTGTTCT